GGTTTTCGCATGAACGCTTGTTTTGATTGGGGTGGCATTGTGCTTTAGATCTTTGTTCTCTGAAGCTTTTGGTCGAAGTGGCTTTGTGGTCTTAATTTTCCCCCGTTTGTCTGTATCCTTCCCGAGTTTGTCGGGGGCTTTAGAAAGCGGTTTCACGGGGACAGAGGGGAGCGGGCCATTGTCAGTGTATACTCCAGTGTCGTCAGGATGGATTGGGCGGTACTTGTCGTAGAACTTTGCGACGAATTCACTGTAGGTTTTTGAGCCTGCCAGTGCGTTTTGGAAAGTTTGGTACCAGTCCAGCTGATCAGTGTAAGCCATGTACGCGTCGACCCAGTTGTCCGAGTTCGAAAAGCTGTGAGCCACTACCTTCCCGCCTGTTTCGATCACCCGTCTGAGATGGTAAGACAGATGCAAGCGGTATTTCGGGTTAGAGAGGTCCACAGTGCGCGAGTTGGCAAGGAGTAACATGCAGAATGTCGCAACGGGGGGAAAATGTGCATCCAGCGCTATGAGTGATTGTGCTTTCAGTGTGATCAGTTCAGCATCCGGCATCTCCCCGGACTTACTGGTGTAAGCAAATTTAGTCATAGTGCGTGCAATGTCGACTATAGAATTTGGTTCGTAGTACCAAGTCGTCGGTCCATATACCCTACCCAAGAATCCAACAAATCCACCTTTTTGCACGGTTGAGGTTTTGATCGTGAGACCAAGTTGCTTACAAGCCCATTGTACGTGTTCCTCATCGAGTGGAAAAGTTAGTGAGTCATCGCCGCCATGTATTCCGATCAGATTGTAAGCTCGACCTGGTTCTAGGGAACTTCTTCTCAGCGCTAAGTAGTCTGCGAAAGCTGCAACTGCGGTATTCAGTAAGGAAGTGTCAAAGCCACCAGAAAGTCTTTCGTATTGTGTGACATCTCCGGTGGTTGTGTTCCTGTGGTGCAGATTCGAGTGTACTTGTAGTGCGTCGGTGAGGACTGAGGGATCGAAATGGCGTGTGAACAAACGAGCTTCCACTTCTCGTGCGACCATACTGATAGTGCCATCATACTTGGAGAAGTCATTTTCCATGACTGCATTCTTGTCAGACAAGTAGTTGGACACCATCTTTTCAGTTTCAATTGGGTCTTTACCAAATGCGTACCAGTGTGCGTTAGTGATCACAGGCTCAAGTGAATAAAGGAAGGAGGCTTGCGCTGGTCTCTCCTCAGAAGCGTAGTCGCGAATTTCACGCGGCGCCTTGATGGAGGGGTAGGCTTCACTCTTCATGAATGGTTTCAC